CCGCCGCCCGGGAGGAGGTGCTAACGTTAGCCGAAAGGGAACGAACGCTCGTCTCCGGTGACTGGGTCCGAAAGGTCATGCAAGAACACGACGGAGCGGTCGCCACCTTGCTGCGATCAATGCCCAAACAACTCGCCGGCCGGATCGCGCCGCACGACCCCGAGCACGCAGAAAAGGAACTGGACCGCTGGGTTCAGGAAGTCGCCCTTGCCACCTTGCAGCAAACCGATCCATGGAAATGAAGACCAAACCAACAATTGAAGAGATCAAGGTCGATGACCTGATTCCCTACGCAACCAACAGCCGAACGCACTCCGCCGAACAGGTAGCCCAGATTGCTGCTTCCATGGTGGAGTTTGGATGGACCAACCCGGTGCTCATCGACACCCGCGGGACCATCGTTGCCGGGCATGGCCGCGTCATGGCTGCCAGAAAGCTTAAGATGGAAATGATTCCATGCATCCGCTTGGGGCATCTGACTCCGTCACAAGTCCGCGCCTACGTCATCGCAGACAACAAGCTCGCCATGAACGCTGGATGGGATGAAAAGATGCTGGCGGCTGAATTGGCAACTTTAAGAGAAGACGGATTCGAAATGGACCTAGTCGGGTTTTCAGGTGACGAACTGACAGACTTGATTGGGTCTCTAAACGGTGAAGCCGAGGACACCTATTCGACCAAGATCAAAGGGTTGATTTACGAAATCACAGGTGAAAAGCCGACGCTCAATCAAATGATCGACACTTCAAAGGCGTCCAATTTAATTTCGGAAATCGAATCTTCAGACATTGACCCAGAGGCAAAATCGTTGTTGCTGGCAGCAACCAACAGGCACGTCGTTTTTAATTACGGAAGCATCGCAGAATACTACGCCCACGCACCCACTGAAGTCCAAAAACTGATGGAGCGATCCGCGCTGGTTGTCGTCGACATGGATTCAGCGATCGAAAACGGTTATGTTGAGATGAGTAAAACCATCGAAGAGATTCAAAAACGTGCGCGAAACAAATAATGACCTTGGCACGTTTGCCGTGTTTATCCTGACTCACGGCAGAGCCAACAATGTTAAAACCATCAATACGCTTAAAAAACGTGGCTATACAGGGCGCATCGTTTTGGTAGTGGATGACGAGGACAAGCAGGGAGAGGAATATCGCAAAAACTTTCCGGGAATGGTCGAGATGTTTTCTAAAGCTGAGATTAGAAAACGCATCGACACTTTCGACAACATTCGAAACAACCTGACAATTTTACACCCACGCAATGCGTGTTTCGATATTGCGGAACGCCTTGGGATCAAAACGTTTGTTCAACTTGATGACGATTATATGTCGTTCGAGTCTCGATATCCTGAAGACGGAAAACTTAAAGTTCAAAAAGTGGTCGAACTCGACAAAATCTTTGAAGCGGTGACTCGTTTTTTCTGGTCAACCAATGTTTCGGCAATCGCATTGGCACAAGGTGGTGACTTCATTGGTGGGATCAATTCAGGGACCGTTTTTAAATCGCCAATTTACAGAAAAGCAATGAACTCTTTTTTCTGTTCTCCAGAAAGGCGGTTCTTTTTTTTCTCCAGAATGAACGAAGATGTTTCGACGTACACGACGCTTGGATCGAGGGGGCACCTGTTTATGACCACGTTTTCCGTGATGCTAACGCAAGCTCAAACCCAGTCACAAAAAGGTGGGTTGACGGAAATGTATTTACAGCATGGAACCTATGCCAAATCGTTTTACACGGTCATGACAATGCCATCATCGGTCAAGGTTGGGGCAATAAGTGGAACGGCTCACCCGAGAATCCATCATTCAATTGACTGGGACACAACGGTTCCAAAGATAATCCGACAGGTTCACCAAAAACAGTCATGGAATTATGCTGACTGACCTTCAACGCGACCTCCTAGAATTTCGCCGTGCCTTGTATCGCCCGACCCCACGGCAAACCGTGGTCCAATGGGCTGAGGCCAATCTCAAACTGACCGCAAGGCAGACGGAGCATCCGGGACCGTACTCGACCAGCGTTCGACCCTACGTTCGCGAACCGCTTGAATGCGTGAAAGACTCCGGGGTCGTCGAGATGACGCTGTGCTGGGGATCTCAGACTTCAAAGACGACGACCCTGATGGCTGGCCTTGCGTGGCTCATCGACAACGAGCCGAGCCCGGCGCTCTGGTTGATGCCTACCGAAGGCCTTGCCCGGTCGTTCTCCAAGTCTCGATGGATGCCGATGCTCGAAGACTGCCCGGCCATGGTCGCGCATTTCCCAAGCGACAAAGACAAGTTGACCCACCTAGAACAGCATTTTGACCGCTCGACGCTGACTTTTGTGGGATCAAACTCACCAGCCAACCTTGCTTCACGACCCGTCCGGGTGTTGGTAGCCGACGAGGTTGACAAGTTCGCCCAAGCCTCGGACCGAGAAGCTGACGCGCTTGACCTAGCCGAGCAAAGACTCAAGGCGTTCTCATCCTCCAAACTGTTCTTGACCTCGACCCCGACAACCACCGAGGGCCGAATCTGGCAGCGGTTCCTTCGAGGCGACCAGCGCCGGTATTACCTGCCCTGCCCAAATTGCAAGGCCCTCATCCGGCTGGAGTGGAAGCAGGTCAAGTGGGACGAGAGCGCCAAACTGGAAGACGGCAAATGGGACTTCGGCCGGGTCCGTGGATCCGCCCGCTACGAGTGTCAACTTTGCAAGGGGGCCATCACCGACTCCCAAAAGGTAGCCAGCCTTCGACACGGTCAATGGATCCCAGAAAACAAGGGATCGTTGCCCGGGGTCCGATCTTACCATCTGTCGAGCCTGTACAGCCCGGATCGCAAATGCACATGGGGTCACCTAGCCGTGCAGTTTTTGGAGGCCCAGGAATCCTTGATCGGGCTTCAGGGCTTTATTAACGGCAACTTAAGCGAGCCATGGGAAAACCAAGCCGCGCCCCGACAGCGAGAGGAATTGATCGTCGCCGGCACCGAAGGCGTGGCCGAAAAGGCGATTAAGTTCCTGACCGTCGACTGTCAGGCTTCCAGCCCGCACTTCTGGTTTGTGGTCAGGGCATGGAACGAGGACGGGTCATCCCGAGCCATCGACGCGGGGCCGCTGGACACTTGGCACGACGTGCGTGAAAAGCAGTCCCATCACGGGATTCAGGACGTCCACGTCATCATCGACTCAGGCTACGATGCTCCCAGCGTTTACTCAGAATGCCTCCGGTGGGGACGATTCTTCCCGAGGACCGGCCGGGTGCCTCTGTGGGTCGGATGGATGCCGGCAAAAGGAATGCCAAGGAAAGGCTGGCGCAACCCAAAGACCGGGGTGGAGGATCCATTCTTCCTCCGAGGTATTGACCCTCGTGTCGGCGACAACGCTGGCCGGCAGGGACGTCTTGAATTGAAGCTCTTGGAGTTTGGCACGGACGTGACAAAGGACATCCTCGAACGCCTCCGCAAGGGCAAGACGGCCACCCGGTGGGAGGTCGCCGATAACGTAGCCTCGCCGGAATACTGGAGGCACCTTGACTGCGAGCAAAAGGTCGCCCGCCTTTCCAGCGCCACCGGCCGAACAACGTGGACGTGGCTTTCCCGATCTTCAAAATGGCCGAATCACTTGGCCGACTGCGAAGTCATGCAAGTAGCCGGTGCAATTTTCCACAACCGCCTTCGCATGACCAACTCCGATGCAAACTGACCTCCTCACGACAAAGGAAATCGCCGCCATGCTTAAGCGGGCTCCGTCCTACGTCTACGCGATGAAAGCCCGAGGGTTCCCAATGCCAGGAGGTCGGGCGCGACTCACTGAGGCGTTGGCGTGGCTAACAAAACATCCGCAACCGCGGGCCGAACGCCGTCACGGGCGGAAATGAGCGAGGACGGTTCAAACCACCCATAGCGTCAACGCTCTGTTCCTGCGGACCTTCAATCGTGGCAGTTTCTTCTGTATTCGCCCGCGGTCTCTTGCGTCACGTCTACTCGACGGTGACCCACGGGGCCACGCTGCTCGACAAGCTCAACAGCCTCAACAACGAGGCCGTCCACGCGCTTGAGTCGGGCAAGATCTTGCAGCAGACCACCGGCAATGGGCGGTCGGTGACGTTCCAAGTCAATGGTTCCGAAGGCGTGACTCCCACAGACATGGCCGAGGCCTTCAGCCGTTTGCTTGACCTCTACGACGACGCGGTGACAGCCGGAAATGCGACTGATGCCAATCGCTACGGCTACATGATGGGACGGCTAAAACCCGTTCGTGCCTTCCGCAACGATTTCTCTAATCTGATGCGATGAAATTACTTGAACGCCTAGCCGCTGCGACTCGGTTCGTGGTTTCACCAAAAGCCCGGTACGAGGGAGCCCGCCAAACAACCCAGCGATCCACGCTGCACGGATCGGTTCAGTCGGCTTCGTTCGACATTGACCCATACAGCCGTTACGAGTTGGTGCGTCGGTCCCGGTACTTTGAGCGCAACAATGCGTTTGTGAACCGCATCGCTGACCTTTTTGAGCAGTACACCGTAGGGCAGGGACTCGCGTTCTTTCCGTCGTCGTCTGATACCGCATGGAATGCGACCGCGCTTAATTACTGGCGCGACTGGCAACGGTTCGCCGATCTATCCTCCCGCCTGTCGTTTGGAAGCCTTCAGGGCATCATTGCCCGGGCGCTTTTCGTCGATGGTGAAATTTTCATCATCCTCACCCGAGGCGAATCTGGAAACCCTCGCATCCAGTTGGTCGAATCCCATCGAGTCAAAAGCCCGCCCGCTTTGCAGGGTCGGACAATCATTGACGGCGTCGAGGTGGACGAACGAGGCCGGCCGGTAGCCTACCACATCACCAACGACGACGGCAAACGGCAGGACATTTTCCAGCGAGTCGAAGCCGAGTTCGTTGTCCATGTTTTCGAGCCGGGACGCCCGGGTCAGTATCGCGGACTCCCGGCGCTTTACCCGGTCATGAACGACCTTCACGA